TGAAACAACAAATCCTGGTTGCTGTGAGTACGGTACCAATGCGGAGTTTGCTACTCCAACATTAGTACGAACTTTATCTGAAACCCACCCTAATAATGGTGAACTACATACCCGTAAAAGTCCATATTGAAATGGTGTACCATTAACTAGTACTTTCACGTGGAGACGACCACGCATAAATGCGTAATTGTCGAGTTTCTTCTTTATAAGAGTGTTGTTTAAGAAAAGATACCAAGGTTTCAAAGCAAGTTTGACACCTGGTAACTCAGATGTCGCCCACGATGATGTGTCTATCAAAGTTGGTCGCTCTAAGAATTTACCCAAAGATAAATCATCAGTGCTATCAACAGAAGCCACAACATTGTTGGCAACGGGAGCGCCCACACGGACACCAACATCATTATCAATGAAAGTGACCGTCTGGCTAACTTCCGTCGACGCCGGGTCGCCCGCGGACGTAGAAAATTCCTCTTCCACATCCTCAGACTGAAGACGCATCGACGACAAAAGTTTCTGAAATCGTTTATTAAGCCTCGTAAAATTCCCGATTCGCGGAATATCAGAGGTTGTAGTACTTGTAGTGACTACATCAACATTCCCACAAGTTCTTTCTGTGGGTGTGTCTAGGGTGTTGCTAATCTAGTTCTGCTTCTGACGAACAGATTGATCCGTCAGACGTGTCTTCCACACGGTCAGTGGTTAGGGTAATCCCACTCGATGTATTATAACGCTCTACCAATTGTTCCCAAACTGGTAGTGTGCCTTTGCCAACATAGTGACAATAGGGTTCTTGTTGCAGAATCTCAGCAAAAAATGCGTGATGCTTCTCAAAGGTTTCTCGCCCATGAAAGAAGTATTCCGTATTTGCTCCTGAAATAACTGCTACCATCTGTTCCGTAGGACAAATGGTACTGGATGGTACCCACATAGTGAGTGACTTATGAATTGATTCCTCTTCAATAGGACACAAATAATTTCTCAATTCATCATTATACACCCAGGTGCGCTTTAAAAAAGACGCATCATTAATATGAATGTACGGTATAGAGACTGATGATTTATCTGCCATAGTGTATGTAACACCAATCTCGCTCAATTTATCTTGCAATGCAGTGTGATTAAACCATGGTGCTGAGTCTGAGACTCCCATAATATTATCATCTCCATATGTGAATAGTGTAACATATTCCTTAAAATTTGTACATGTTTTCTTTGGATTGCATTTAGTAAAAACGTAACGTGCATAGAGACTATTAACAAGTGAATTGATGATTACAGTGAGTGGATGTCCAGATGGGTTAGATCCGAAAAACTCAAGTAAATCACCATTAACTTCAGTGACTGGAAAAGCTATATCCTCGGCAATACAAGTAATGCCTAATAATTCTGCATAATCATATCCAGCTTTCTCTAAAATATTGGTGATGATTTCAAATGCGGCTAATATAAAATCAGCTAGCATCTTCTTATCAAATGCTGCGTAATCACCAGCAACCATTTTATGTGCACCATGTGCAGTCAAATATCTATAAACATCACTCCACTCAGAACTCTGACACACTGTGCCTGGTCCTGCCTCAAAGACATATTTATTCTTTTGTACCAAACGAATGAAGCTCAAAAGTTTTGATCTAACAACCAGAGACCAATCAGCTGGTGCTCCAGAGAAAAGTCTTAACTTCTCGGCTTCAATTTTAGCCCATGGTAAACATTCATCCTTAAGATGTCCTGTAAAAACAATGTAAGCACGTCTTCCTTCAGAATAGCACTTATTTATTTCCTCAACACGATCCCACACCTCTTGTGTGAAATTGACACCTTCAGGATATATTTCATCTGGTGCGCTGTCCAAAAAGCGTTTCTTAGTACATGACCACGGAAAGCCCATTGATGTGTTGATATTGATGCGATCTATAAATTTAACGCCGGGTAAACCATTAACAGATGCTCTATCAGATAGAGTAACTAATTGGCCTTCCCAACCTTTAGGTAAACGCACTAGTATCTCATCAGTAAATGAATCAACACAATGTTTAAGTATAGCACGATCATAATTAATGGTAGGTTCAATTGCCTTAACAACATTCTTTTTCCATACATTCCAACCGCCCATATTTGGTCTACCATGTTTAAGTGGCACATCAAAATGCTCTAACATCCTACCACATAATGGTGTAGCAGTTACAGAACTCTTAGGTTTAGCTCGAAAGCCAGCAAAAGATCCATAGATGTTTAGTTTACCTTGTGGTATATAACGCATCATACTTCTAGGATGAGGTTCAGTGAGAATTTTAGTCCTCAAAGAACATGCGAACATTGGATGACCACCACCTTGAACAATAAATTTCCCACCAAATTTTAATTGATGTTTAGTTACTAACTCGTCCAGATCACATGCTAAAATAGCGGTGGCTCCACACTGAGTTTCATGTCCAAGGGAATGTATACCAAATATAACTGGTCCTTTAGGTGTAATATCTAAATACATAGCACCACAATCACCTTTTTGGGTAATTCTATTAACTGTACCAGTATACACATTAAGTGTTCCATTTAGTTCAGTAACAGGTATATTCTCCACATACATCATCTTATAAATATATTCAAAATCAAATACTCCCATTGGTGTTC